GTTTCGATGTTTGCTTTGTCTGTTACACCGAACTTAAACGGTTGTAAGATCTCTTGTGGGTTACCGTTAACAAGGATATTCTTCCCTGGTTTGATCTCAAACTTCTGTCCACGAGGTAATCTAGAAGCATCAATAGCCATCATAGGAGCTGCTGTAAGCCCTAAAGAGTCTACATGACTACGAATCTGTGCATCAACAGCCTTTTGCATGTTGTAAGCTTTCTCAGCTGTTCCACGACCCCAGAAACGACCAGGAACGGTATCAGCTTGGTAGGCTACAACAGGTCTGTCTTGCATCATGAATGGGTTTTCTTCACTCTTTAGAAGAACTTCACCATTAGCAATGACAATCAAAGCCTCAACCATCTCTGAATATAGTTCTTCATCAGCAACGGTTGTATCTTCAGGGTTGTCTAACAACTTCTTAGGTACTAATCCATAGTATCTAAGTAGTAATACTTTATCTTGTTGGTAGTATGTCAGATCCTGAGTAGGTTCTAAGTCTGTATCTAATGAGGCATCACCTAGATTAACCTTCTTATAGACACCATCTTCCATACCTTTGATGACTGCATGTCTTCCGACATACTCTTCAATAGCACAACCCATCGCATCATCAACGGTAGTTGCATTAGGATCAATAAGGAAGTTACGCGGATTGATTGGTTTTAAGTCTACGGACACACGATAGTTAGTGTTTACACCAATCATAGCCAATCCAGGCTGTGCTGTAGGCTGTGTTGCTGGTGCTAGGCTCTTCTTTTGTTTTACAATCAGTTCACCGATACCAGTACCGTAGATCTCAGCTAAGGTCATTACTTGACCAATCTGCTTACGTACTTTATCTTTCTTAAAGTCTTCAGCTAACAAAGACTTCATATTCTCTACATCTACTTTATCTTTATCATTAACATCATCATTGATGTCAAAGAACATACCTTTAGCGAATACAGCTTCTTCAAGATCAGCTTGTTTGTTATCCACTGCTTGTTGCAGTGCTGGTGAAATCAGTTTAGAGCGTTCAGTATTTCTAGTCTTATCTTCATCAGCCCATAATCCACGCCATAGACGTTCGTATTCATCCCAACGCTCAAGGAAGTTCTCATCTCTATAGTTCCTCCAATCATTACAGCGATCAGTAACAAACGCTACTAACGCATCCTGTGGAGTGATTTCAGATTCAAATTTCATTGTCACCAACCTATTGTAGAGTCTAGGACTTCGTAGTCTTCTTCATCCAGATTCTGATTCCAATCTGCTACTTGAATCTGGTCTATGTAACTCAACGCATCAATTAAGTCATCATGCGTCTTAGGATCAGGGAATTGCATCAATTGATCAACAAACTTGTTATTCCAATCCCCTTCGTTTAACACAATCCTACCGTGTTCAAAGCGACCCTGTAGTGACCAAACAATCCTATCTGCTTTCTTCTTATTACCGTGAGTGAGTTCTTCAATGCGAGGATAATAGTTTAATCTTCTCATCAGATCATTCATATAGGGCATCACTGCATTCTTCAGCGCACCTTTCTCAATCCCTACCGCATTAACTCTGTAGTCCTTTGCAGCCTTTAGAATCCTCACTGCTGTTTCTCGGACATCCCATCTACCGTGTTGTATGTCAGCAACCCACCAGCCCTTAGTATTGATCTTAACAATAGCTATCGCTGTGTCATCCAACTTCTTATTCTTCGTTTGATTCGTCTGTGATGAATCGCTAAAACCACATAGATCCACCGCCATAAAGAAGTTACCTTCTTCAGGCTCTTCCTCATTAATTTTAATCCATTCATCTTTGAAGATCTCCGACTGTGCTGCCTCAAACGATGCCATGAACTCTTGTCTGAAAGCAAAGCTAGACATCGAACCTCTAGCTGCTTCAATCTCTAATGGATCTAACAACGGATTATCAAAGCTAGTGAAGTGCCATGCCTTGTAATCTTTATCCTTACCTGCATCACCTACTTTGTACAACTCATAGAAGTGATTCCTACCCATCGGTGTTCCAATGAACATTGCTCTACCCTTCTGATCCGCTAAAGCAGGTCTAAGGATTTGTTCGAACACCTGTGGCTTCATGTCTGCGTACTCGTCCATTACTAAGTATTTCAAACTAACACCACGCATTGTCTCTGGTCTATCTGCACCCTTTAGCGATATCATTGCACCATTGATCAAAGTGATCTGCATGTTATTGACATGACTATTCTTAATCACTGAATGACCTAGCTCTAACAGCGTAGACCACATAATATCTCTAGCTTGTCCCTGTGTAGGGGCTACATACCAGACATGACCTTTCTCAGTCTGTAGTCCTTCTATAATCAATGTCCAAGCTGCTAACCTTGATTTACCTGTACGTCTACCAGCAGCGATGATCTTAAACCTTGTAGGGTCTTTGAAGACCTCTTGCTGCCAAGGAAGAAGTTTAACTTGTAGATCCATCTTCTTCCTCGTAATCAATCAATGTAGTCTCTACATCGACTGGTTCATGCTCTATCATCTCCACTGGTGACTCTTGCACACCAGTGATGTTAATAGTAATTGCTTTAGCCCCTGATGCTGTTCCTTTATCCTCAAAGTAAGATACTGGAAGCATCCGATCCATACACATCTTAAGTGCTGCAATCTGATCCTTATCATTGTCATCTAATGCTTTATGTACTATCTTTCTGATAATCGCATTAGAGTGTGTCAGCAACAGCGAAGCAGTAAACTCTTTAATCCTTGCTGCTTCTCCTGGTGGTCTACCTCTTTTCTCTCTTTTTATATACTTCTGTACTTCTTCCTGTTTAGGACGACCTCTAGATCTCTTCTTTTTCGCAGGCACTTTCTTCTCTTCATTGACTGCCAAGACATCCTGGCTGACTGATGAAGGTAGCGAACAATCCTCAGTAAGAGAATTAATTTTAATTTCTGACATCAGATCCCTCTATATAGTTTCTCTGCCGGAAGGCAGGACATAAGAGTGTATATAATTTTATGTATCTCTACAATGTAGTCAGTATGAAGTCTGTATGTAGTATATAAATTTAAGTTTTTGTTTATTGTTCGTACATCGTCTGTTCATCGTTTCTACATAGAAGGATATATTCTAGCATATTTTTAGAGTTTTGTCAAGTTATTTCTACTTATTCAGTCAAGATTGTTGTTTTGTACCGACACCAGCACAGATCACACAAGGCTATGGCGGGACTCCATTTACATGGTGTCAGAGGCTCCGCAGAGGCTTTATTACTAAGCTATTGATTTTATTAGATATTATTAGATAGACTGTTTAGTCTTCAAAGACTTCCATTTTAGCTTTTTTTAAGGCTAGGTAGCACCACAACATTTACACAACAACACAGACCCCTCCCCCTATGCTGATGATCACTGAAGATAACGTAAGATAGCGTAACTTAGCAGCAAGATAGCGTAAGATACTGCACTGTATATCTGTACAGTAGACTGCACAGTCTGCACTGACTGCGTAGGTGTATCGATGGGGCACCCTACAGAAGTACTTCGAAGGTACTTCAAAGCATGCACTGATCCGCACTGGTTCCACGTGAAACACAGCTTAAACTGTTGTGTTCGAACAACACTACCGTTTATTCTGGATTGTCTGCCGTTCGTCGGATATTACTACCGTATGTCGGAAAACAACGCATTTCAGCACACAAAACAAAAAACAACTGTAAAATGCAACACGCAGCACAACACAAACAAACCAACCAGGAGTAAACGAAATGACAACAGAAAACCATCAGAGATTTTATTTTCTGTTTGATGAAGCTCGCAATATCCGTACAAAAGCTAACCGTAAGCAGATTATGGAAATTCTCAGTAATTCATATGACAACGCACACGATACAGTTCGGGTAGAAAAAGCAGTGCCAGCATCACAATGGGATGTAATTTTCGTTGGCACAATACAAAGCCAACTTTCTGAAGGTGTAAACAGACATATCCAAGCTTGGTTTGCTAACCGTGGTATCACGTACTAATCTAGGCGAAAGCCCTTTCAACTAACTAACACGGAGAAACAAATGATCAAAGTCCACTCAATTGTAGAACGTCAAGAACAACCAACGGAATTAGATTAAGGATAGAACCATGCTCAAACTTTCAATCACTAGCAAGCTTGACGGAATACGTTCTTGGAGTTTACAGGCTTTGGATACCTGTTCGGGTAGCATCAATGTTTACACTGGCGAGTTAGTTGATGCCTGTAAGGGATGTTACGCAACCACTGGAAACTACTTATACCCAAATGTTAAAGCACCAAGAGAGCATAATAAACAAGATTGGCAGCGTGATGATTGGGTTGATGACATGGTACAAGCCTTAGACTCGGATCGTTACTTTCGTTGGTTCGATTCCGGTGACATGTACACAATCAAGCTTGCAGAGAAAATGCTTGAGGTCATGAAGCGTACACCATGGGTCAAACACTGGTTACCGACTAGAATGCACAAATTTCCTAAGTATCAATCAATCATTGATCAAATGGATGCACTGCCCAATGTGGTTGTTCGTCGTTCGTCTGATTCTGTTATCGGCGAAATACTTGATTCGCCATGGTCGAGCACTATTGCTGAATCCTATGATAACGCTAATGTTAGCGTGTGCCATGCTTATCAGCATGGAGGCAAATGCAAGGGTTGTAGAGCATGTTGGGATAAATCGATACCAGTTATCGGTTACGTAGCACATGGCGTTAAAATGTCCAAAGTTATCAAGCTTAAACTTGCAAAGGGTTAATCGAATGAAAGTTGCATACACAAATAGGTCATGGGATGAACGGCTTGCACTCATGAAAAAAATCGAAGCATGTAACTCATGGCTTGCTGCTGGGCATGTGGGTACTGGCTTTCAAGTAGCTGTTGGCCGTGGCAAGTACGGTGAACTGTGCGAAGCGTTGAAACATGAGGGTTTCGAGTGTACCGACCTTTTTACCTTTCCTCTTGGTACTGATAAACCCGCTGAACACCTGCGACATGATCATAAAGGTTTTGAGCGCTGCTGCTGGCTCTATGCCACATTTAAACTAGCGGAATAATCTTAATCATGCTAAAGTCTAATGATGCTATCTTAGTACTTGGTGGTGCATTGTTCGGTGCACTGTATGCTGCAATGATTTATTTCTCACTATAGGGGTTTAACATGTCTTACACACTCAAAAAACCAATCAATGGCCTAAGCTTTGATGATATCAAGCGCATATATGATAATAATCCTAGTATGACGTTAAAGGAACTATCAAACCTCACCGGTTATGCTGTACCCTTTCTCAAAAAGCTTCTGTTATCTTAGGGGTTTAACATGTTCGAAATACGTTATCGCAGCGGTATTAAATCAGGCGACCTATTCCAATCATATAATGACATTGGACAAGCTAAAGATTGCTTAGATACTTTTGATAAACCAGTAGGGAAATTCTATGGTATCGATACACAATCTAAAGATATATTCTTTTCGTTCGCTTATGAAACTGAAATGATGAAATCAAAAGGAATATAAACAATGGAAAACTATAAGATTGTAGGTTATCTATTAACCTATCGTTACCCTGAGTATTCAGGGTTAACACACCTTGATCGCTTTGATACACTGGCGAAGGCAGAAGACTATGCTGAGAGTTCAGAGCTAACTGAATACGTTATTAACCCCATTGTGGACTTATCAGAGGATTGACTATGACAACCATATTAAAGAAACAAGATCTACTTTATGATTGTACTAAGAGGGAATTAGACTATGCTGTAGCATCAGTGAAATTCCCTGAAGTATATGATGAGATTGTTCGATTCTTATCTGAAGGCGGGTTCAATAACCTATCTGATGCTGAATTGGCAGAGC